GAGATGGCCCTAGCAACCCAAGCAGCAGCATAGTAGACGTTATCACCACTCTCTGAAAGGGCAAAGACGACCTCTTCGTTCTGCACCTGCTGGTCTAGTGTGTCAGTGTCTCCCACCAGAAGACGGACGGAGTTTAATCTGCCGGAAGCCGTGGTAGTATCTAAGTCTGTAGGATCGTAACTCCACGACATATTCATCCCCTTCGATTATCAATCGCCTAAAATACCGTCACGAATACGGTAGAAATCTTCTGTGATCCAAGCATTGTTATTCAGGAAGCGGCGGATAAGACCACGTTGCTTTGTATCAATCTTGGACAGAGGACACTTCTTCCTCTTGTATTCGTCTTGGCTAGAGGTTCTACTCTTGACCTCAGCGTTCATCAAGCCTACGAGGGTGTTGAGTTGCGCACCAGATAGTTCTGACAGGCGATCACCTACTTTAGCTTGGACTTCAAATTCTGCATTGTGGTAGATAAAACCAGTGGCATAGAGGAGCGACACAGTTTGTTCACTCAACCCCCGCTCTAACCAGTTAAAATGTTCTCCACGTTTCCAATTCTTATTGTCGGCAGATAGTGGCTGCTTTACGAAGACGGGCCAATCTACTTGCCATCCCAGATATGATGGGTGCATAGGACTACTCCATTATGAGGATACTGTTATGTTCTTTTATTGGTGGGTAGTGACCCCAGCCCGAAGACTGAGGACACTCCATTAGTTTAAGCCTATTAGGCGATAACGTCTTCGAAGAAGTAACCCAAGTCAGCACCAACAACTTTCATGTCGTATGCCATCTTAACTTGGATGTGTTCTGCAACCTGCTGACGCTTCAGTGCATCGTCCGAGAAGGACTCAACAGTGATACCGAGGTTGTTTGCGCCGGGAATGTTGTTCCAAGCAAAGGTCAGACCCGAAGCTGGGGTCATCAGACCAGCGTTACGAGGTGCATGGACCAGCAGAGCGTTCTTACCACCGATGAAGGAGTTGCTTTCTGCCAGACCTTCGACAGCACCGTTCTTCACAGCTTCCATGACGTAGAAGTTCTCTACCTCAAAGATTTCAGCCAGCTTGGCATTGGTGATCAGTGCAGTGTTGGTGACAGTAGCACCACCGTTCAGGCGGGCCAGAATGTCAGGGTGATTGATCAGAACGTCACGGACTTCTTTACCGACAACCATAGTGTTTGGCTTAAAGCCGCCCGACTTCAGTTGCATGGTACGACGACCAGTGGTCACATCAGTGATTGGGGTCGAGTTCGTGTAGTCAGACCACAGGTCCGATGGAGTTACGTCCGTACCCCAGACACCAGCGGAGAAGAACGAAGTTGCAAACTGCTCTTCACGGTGGATCAGCAGGCGGTTGACAATGGTTTGCGAACCAGCAGCACGGATTTCCAACATGGCATCTTCGTTAGCAAGGGTCTGCTCATCGAAGTCCATACCCAGACCGTAGACGTCAGCAAAGTAGCTGTCGTTCGAGATAGCCATACCGATACGGTTGACTTCTGTGCGAGGGGCCAGTTTCTTCACGTCACCAGTGCGGTTCATGTTCGCACGGTCGTAGATGTAGTACTTGTCCGACTGACGCTGAACACCCACAGTTGGGAACACTTTGTCAGCGATGAAGTTGGATTGCTCTTGCACATATGCCAGCGTCAGGTTGCTGAGGGGCTGGTCAATATGTACGGCGGATGGGGTCAAAAGAGGCATCTCTATTATTCCTTAAATGCTTGGATTAGGCAGGGACAACGTTGCCGCCTTGGATCAGTTCGATCTCGATGATCTGACCGTCCACAGCAGCTTCACGGGCATAGCCCAAAACGACATCACCAGCAGCAGCAGTGATTGCATCGCCAGCGGCATCTGTCTGCACAGCAGCACCAGCAGCAATAGTGCCACCAGCAGTTACCATGACAGAACCAGAGATACACACAGTGACAGCAGCACCAGCGGCACCACCAGCAGTGCAAACACCGATAGCGTTCTCACCAGCGGCATCAGCAAGGTCAACCTGACCATCGGATTCCAGAGTTACAAACTTGAATTGTGCTGCGGTAAGGTCTTCCCCAGCAATGAAAGTGCGGTTATCGCGGGACTGCATAACGGCCATAATTATTCCCCTTTGTAGGATTTGTTAATAAGAGTTTTGCCTGCATCGGTCTTAGCTACAGCAGCATAAGCCTTGGCATAGTCACTCTTTTTGAGTTGGTGTTCGTCCATGTAGGACTTTACGAGAGCGTCGAGCTTGTCAGCAGAGGTAGCGAACTCGCCATCTACATCGGACTTACCGAACTCTTGCATAGCAGCGTCAAAAGCAGCATCAGCAGCCTTCAGTGCAGCCATAATTGCTTCGTCCTCAGAGAATTTAGCTACGAGAGCCTTAGCGACTGTAATATCAAAGTGGGGCAGGGCCTCACCAGCACTCTTAGTCAACTCAATGTCAGCCTTTTCGATAGCAGCAGCTTCGAGGGCCTTCAATACGGGGGCAGGAATGTCAGACTTAACGACCATCTCGCCAGAAACTTCCATCATTTCGACTTCAGCTCTCTTTTCGATAGCCTCAGCGGAGATAACGTAACCTTCTTCAATCAATCCTTTACGAAGACGCTCGTTTTCAGCTTTCAGCGTTTCAATATCAGCCTTAAGGGCATCAACATCTACAGCTTCGACTTCTGCCACTTCTTCAGTCTTCTCGACTTCGGCAACAGCTTCGACATCTTCGTCAGACTTCATCATGTCGTACCCAAGAGCTTTCATAGCTTCTGGCTTACCACATGCCTTCTCTTCCATGTACGCCTTTACTTTGGCTTCCATTTCATCAGTCATCTTAGTAATTTCCTCATTGGAAGTGCCACGCTTGAAGAGGCTAACCATTGCCTGTGCATTGGCTGGGCGATCCACTAGGGAAAGCTCCTCAAGGTGCAAGTTTTTCAGGAGGTTAGGCAAGATTAAAACTCCTCTTTTGTAGCACGACCGCCAATACTGAAAGCCGCGAGTTCACCCGACTTAACCATGTTCCAAACTGCATCATCGAATACTTTGTAAGCGACAACCCATCCTTCACGGTCAGACTGGATACCGAGAGCTTCACCAATCTCTTTGGTGATAGGCAGCGAGTGGACAACTGTCCCGACTTGCTCCCCAACGTGCATCGCCTTGCCGACCCGCACATGCTCCATAAATTCATTGACAGCCTTTACAAGCGTGTCAGCTTCGATAACATCCCCTTGGCGGTCTACTACAGGTTCACCCTTTTCGGTTACTACTGAGGCCCAACCATAGACCATACGCTGTTCGTCGTCAGTCTTGAGGATTTTACCTTCTATACTTTTAGTCATATCACCCACCGATGTATCTGCTTCCCACATGCGACAGGACCAATAACCAGCCGTTGTCTTGTCGTTCTTGGTATCACAAGAGTGGCGGGAGCGGAAATTAGCCCTAGCTTTTGGGTCATCCCTGCGGATTTCCATGTTAGGATCACCGAAAGTCACCCGCTTTACTCTGTCGCCATCCTGAACGAAGACTTCAAACTTCTTGTTGCCACCTTGAATACGACGAGGCTTGTTAAGAGTGACCTTTTCACCCTGATATTCAGCCTTAGCGAAGTCTACCTTGAGTATCTCAGCTACGATGGCTCTCAGAGCCTCTATACGGTCCACTGAGGAGCCTTCGTCGTCGTCTTCCTCACCGTAGTAGCCTAAGTAGTCTTCATGGCTCTCAGCGGGCATATAAACGGCTTGTCCATCGTAGGTAGAGACGTGAGTAGCACCACCAAAGCCCATGTCCATGCTACGGGCGCGAGCCTCACCCTCTGTCGTAAAGATGTCATTGGCATATTGTGCTTTAGTAACGACAGACTTACGGAGTGTAGAGACCTTGTGACCTACCATCTGGCCTGTGGGCTTACCCTTGTCGTCAACAATCTCAATACGAGCAGCAGGTTCTTCCTTGGTCCCAGTGATCTTGACAGGGATGTTAGGGACATTACCTTCACGAATGATTTCACGGACAATACCACGGGCGGTTCCACCTGAGGAGTTCCAAGATACTCTTGATCCGACTTTCATTATGGTTCACCTGTTACTGTGTTTTTGACTAAGGCACCTTCACCGAAGACACTGATGTATTGTTCACCCGCACTACCACGAAGCTGGAACTCAATGTCTGTCTTCTCATCATACTTGAACGGAATCTTTCGGTTGATGTGCATGGTCTCTAGGAAGGAGGTCTCAGCGACCCTCAACTTCACACCACTCTCTAAACAGACAAAGTTCCTGAAGAAGATTTGCCTGTTGTTCTGAGCAGCAGTAGCACAGAAAGCATCAATCCGCATGAGGTAGAAGCTGTAACCAGCAGGGACTGTGTAGATACTAGCTTGGTTCTTGCCCTCACCACCCCTAATCTTAGCGTAGGTGACACCACCGTTAGCTACAACAATATCGTTAAGGGCATTACCGCTTATTGTGACAACATCATTGATACGGAAGAACTGTAGGCTTGTCGTAGGAGGTACTGCGGAGTTTAACGTAACATTCTCCGCAATGACCTCATAGTTTACGTCAAGGCCGATAATACGGATGATTACGCCATTGTCAGCTACGTTGGACGTGACAGTCATGTTCAAGCCTGTAGTAGGCTGCGTGTATGCTGTGTTGTTCTCCCAACAGGGGATGTAGCTTGTGCCTACGGCAGCATTGTAGCCAAAGATATTACGAAGTTCGTAATCGTTAGACTCACCCTTGGCGATGGCTAGTGGGTCATGCTCATAGAGATGTCTAGCCCACGTTGTCATCTTTCAGCTCCTCTGTGGACTGAACACCCGCGTCAGGATCGTAGTCCAACTCAGCAATGTCCATGAGGTCTTGAATAACCTCTGGGTGGGTGCTGACGTTGATACCTGCGCCGTTAAGGTTACGGAGGAACGAGGCAATCTCACGAAGATCGTGGGGTGCAACATCACCAGCGACAATGGTTGGCATCAGGTCATAGTTCAGACAGTTCAACTCCCAGAGACGCTCTACCAACTGTTTGTTGAGAACATCTACGATTGCTTGGATGTAGCTCTCAAGCGCACGGAGGAACAGGTCTGTCTTCGACTTGGACAAGGCGTAAGAGCCACCTGATGTGCCAAGAAGAAGAAACTCAGACAGCATAGAACGAGCGATGTCATGCTGATAGCGATTAATGATAGGGTTGATATCAATGTTCCGGCTCCCGTTTGACGACATGAGTTCGATGTCTACCAAGCGGGTGTTACTGGGCGCACCATCTTTATCAGGATAGGTGTCACTTGGAAGGATGATGTAGCCTTGTTCGTTAAACTTTACATCCCGAAGGATTTGCTGTAAGTTATTGACGAAACCAGCTTGTGCCTGAGAAGCATCACCTGACAGATACTCCGAGGGAATACGGGCAACTGGGATACCAGCAAGTTCACGCTCAACAGCGATAGCTTCAATGGCCTGCAAGTTGTTCAAGTATTCGTAGGAGGTGTAAGCATTACGCAGGATGGAACGACCAGAAGGATCACCATTCAGGCTGGTAGTGCGGTAATACAGAGACTTGTTAGTAGGGATGTAGTTGCGGCCATTCATGAACCCAACTTCTTGCTGGACACCCAGCACTTCACCAGTCTTCTGGTCCACATCAAACTTGCTGATAGTCCAAGGCGCACGAGAGGCAATCTTACGGACACCGATACGACCATCAGTGAACTTGGACTTCTTCTTGTCGCTACGGCTAGTGGGGCCAACTCTACGCTTGTAGACGACCTCGAACCAACCGAACCCATACGACAGAAAGCCTAGTGCCTCAGCGATGTGGTCATCAAGAGTATGTTCCATATCGTGAAGGACACTCTCGACAAACTCTTTCTCTACTTCAGCAGCAGGAGTGTCGTCAGCAGGCTTAACATGCAGGTCAACATCACGAAGGATTTGCTCAACGGCGTACATAACTGCACCCACCGTAGAATCATTATCGCGCATCTCCCGATACTTACGGATAGCCTTCTTGCCACGAAGCTCAGGAAGGAACTCGTCAGCACGGATTTGACCATTGTAAGTGTTATCGCCAGCGACACCAAGGGTAGACTTGGCAGCAGCTTCAGAGGGTTTGTTTACCATGACTACGCATTTCTTTCATGTTTATCTGGACAAGCCCTTGTTGCTGCTATACACAAGAGATAATTTAGGTTTTGTGTAACCGTTCAAGGAAAGGTCAGTGATTGCCCACACAAGAGCGTCAAGACGGTCAGGAGAGCCAATAGAACCCAGAGGCTCCCATGTTCTCATCTGCGTCTCAAGCTCGTTCAGGTTAGCCCCATTGACAGGGTTAGCAACATGCTTGACCAGACCACGCTCGTAGAGGGCAGAGATAGGTTCAGCACGAGCATACTTACCACGAGAGGCTCTAACAGCTTTGTAGGGGACAGTTTCGTCTTCACCATGAATAGTGGTCTTGACCATATCACCACCTTGGTTGACCTCAGCCACGATACGGTCAGCTTCAAACTGATGGTAAAGTTCAATGGCTTTAGAAGCCCAACCTTGTGGTGACAGTCTGTCGGTATAGTCACCAAGGACATAAGCGACACCATTCACATCTATACCTGCAACAATGATACCCGTCATGTCACTCTCAGCATTAGAGGTAACAGCGGGGTCAAGTGCAACGACAATACGGGTGAGGTCAGGGACGTCCTCTAGCTTAACTGAGGCATCGTCCAGCATGGCTGTGGTCCACAGAGCGCCTTGGGCTTCCTCTAGGACTTCAGCATAAAGTTCTTGTCTACCTAGTCTAGTACCCTCATACTGCTCTTTAACAGCGGTCAGGTAAGTCCCAGCTAGGTTAGCAGAGTTATCAAAGGTAGAACCTGTCGTAACGACAGTCTTAGGGTCTTTAAGTATCTGTCTGATTAGTTTAGTAGGCTTAGGGGTCGTAGTGACCATAATACGGGGATGTTTACCGAGACGCATACAAAACTGTAGCATCTGCCAAGTATCCATATCCTTATTCCAAGCGGCAGTCTCATCACACCAAGCTAACTCGAACTGGGGTCCACGAAGACGCTCAGGTTCCTCAGCTGAGAAGAACTGGACTTGCGCACCATTCTCCCATGTCAGTGTTCTCTTGGTAGGCGACCATTCAGGGAAACCCATCTTCTTGCCAGCGTAGGTCTTATCACCCTTCCAGCAGACCGACAGGAACCCTGACTCCCCCTTGACCATGACCCTCTCGATATCGGAATTGGTCGAAGCGACAGCAGCGATACGTTTAGCACCACGCTTGACGTTCTCTCTTACCCACTCGACACCTGATCTAGTCTTACCGAAACCACGACCAGCGTTGATAAACCAAGTGTTCCAGTCTTTACCTTCCGGCTCTAGCTGGTTGTCCCTAGCCCAGAAGCTCCAGTCATGCTTAAGCTCTTCTGTCTTGATCGGACCTAGCTCTTCAAATAGTTGCTTGACTCTGGTGGCTGGTAGCTTACGGAGTGTCTCCGCTGTTATCTTCCTCTGGGGTCTCATCGGGATTAATTCCTAGCAAGGTCAAGAGTGTGTCGGCTGCACTCTCGTCAAGGTCTGGGTCAGTCTCTTGCTCAACTTCAATATTAGTGGAAGTAGGCGACCACCCAGCTTTAGACCGTAGGAACAACTCTGCTGCCCACTGAGTAGATTTATTCTCCATGTCGCCAACTAGAGCATGGTCAATCACTCGCTTACCTACAGCACCATTGATCCTAGCTCTCTCACTCTCGATAACCTCACCATAAGTTTTATACATAGTGGACAAAGAACGTGGGGCATAGGGTAGGTGCTGCATGGACGACAACATCTGTCTGATAGGAACACCACCCTGAATACACTCAAGGATATGCTTCTCTACATGCTTACAGTATGGGAGCTTCTCTGGCATGTGACTAAGGTTCCTGTATCGTGGGCTTGCTTGCCTTACGGCAACTCTACTTCTATAAACGACAAGTAATATGTAACTTGGACGACAAGTAATCTGTAACTTAAGTGGGTAGTCCAGATTCTGTCTAGTAAGTCTGTAACTGATCCCTCTCGTAAGTTATCAGCAAGACCCTTTACCACAAATCTATGTTGGTAGCATACGTCTTGGTTACTTACTAGAGGGAAACTGTTAGGAGTGACGACACTAGGAGTCCCTAACTTAAGTTATAACCTAAGTTATCATCTCTACTAGTTATACTACTTAGTAGCAGTAACTATCGTTATAACTTAAGTTACCGTCTCTCTCTCAATATACTATAAGTTCATTTTCAGACTTTTGTAACACTAAAATCGTAACTTTTTTCTGTGAATCGTATAAGTTACTGATAACTAAAGAAAGAATTATTTAGGAATCTACATCTTTTTTTTGTCGTGTGTTGCACAAATGTCACAACATTGGTCTGGAACCTTGACGGGTAGATAACATCCTGTGTGGTAAAAATGTCACATGTGTCCTCTGGAGTGACCTTACGTCAAGCTCAAAAGTAAATTTCTTGTTTTGGATTCATATGGGGATACCCGACCCACCCGAATCACCTGCGCACAATTCCTAGGGTCCCATGCATAAAACCAGGCCCATGTCAACCCATAATCGCAATGTGTGTCTTTTGTGCCACACCTTGGTGGAATCTTGGGTGATGACGAAAGTTTTAACTTGACAGAGGATTCGGGGGTGGCCGCACCTTAGCATATTGATTCGCACCATGTTATTGCGAACGATTCTCAACTGTAGTTGCGAACGATTCTCAACTAATGTCTTGATCCCGTGTCATAATGCTAACGACAAAGAAAAATGAAAATAACACTTTACACCAGTAACGAATCACTATACAAAGATTACATCAACAAGGAACAAAGGGTCACGACAATGACAACGCAACACAACGTCCCGCCCGCTAGTATCAAGGCAACCGTTGACGCTATCGCTACTGCTCGCAAGGTTACACTTTACAAAGGATCAAAATAATGGCTAACCGCATCACACAAAAACAGTTGGAAGCACTCATTGCACGGATCAATGATGCCTTGAACGTACCGCAAGAACCATATGCGCATGATGCCAATGGCAAGCCTATCCGCTCTGACAATGGCGGGTTAATCGCTAACGCTGGCACGGTATACCTTGCTGGGGCCTATGGCGGCTATCGCTTAGAACAAATGTGTAAAGGTGGCGGGTCGCGTGATCCCCTTTATAGTGGCTACGTTAGCAAGCGTGAATTGTATAACGGGGCCTATGCTTATCTTTTGGGTATAGAGACAGGTGGCAAGGCATGAAAATTCGTCACCTGTTAGCCAATACTGTATCAATCGCGGCAATCTGTTTTGTCGTTGTCGCAATTCTTGCCCTATAACAAAAGGAATTAAAACTAATGACCTATACTGAAATTTTCTTGGACTCCGCCCGTGGCGTCTTTATCCCGCAAAACTTTGCAGAAATAATCAACGTCAAAGACTGGACGGGAATCAAAGCGGAAGACTTGAACGTCTTGCGTGCTGGACCGGACGCTGAATTCTATTGGGACGCTTGGGCGTCCGTCTTGGATCACGCAGAAACGCGGGACGGACGCGTCTTGCATCAAGACGGGGACTTGTGGCTTGTGGCGCGGGACAAAGCGTTGGAAGACTTGAACGCGTATTTTGAGCAAGTCTTGGAATACGAAACGCGACACGGGGACGCTGGCGATGCATATGCATATCTTGTGGAAGACGTAGACTTGCAAGACGTGAAGCGCCAATTGGCGAAAGAAACTATGATCAAAGTCCAAGACGGGACCGGGGACTCGCTGGGATATAAATGGGTAAATAAGCTGGACTTGGACTTGAAGGGACTGGACTTGGAAGACGTGACGCGTCTTGCCCTAGACGTCTTCCAGATGGTCCCTGGATCAATATGGGGACCGTTTGAAGACGGTCTAGTCTTGGATAGTTTCGCGGTCCAAGAAATTGAAACGGAAGTCCCCGAATCTTTCGACGATATGATCTTGGACTTTATCGGGGATCATGGATCGGACGCTTATATAGACGGACGCTTGGCCTATATAGCAACGGACGCTTGTTGGTATGCAGTGGCAAGCGTCAAAGACTTGCAAGACGCGATAGACGCGGAAGTTAACGGGAATTGATTCCCCGATAGGCTGGACTCGCGCTGGCCTATTGATTGAGTCAATTTAACTAACAGGAGTCAATCTAATGGACTATGAGTCAACGCAATACGAGTGCGATATATGGCAAAGCCGGATTGTTATTACATGCAAAGAGTCTCGCAAGTGCGGGATTGTGTCGCTGATTAATAGCAAGGGCCGGAATATTACCTTAAATCAATTCAAGTCATGCATAAAGAGTCACGGGATTGAAAAGACTCTATCTGTTTTCGCCAAGCTAGTATTTGAATGGCAGTAAAGGGTCAAAACATGCTTTATATATATAAAAACTTTTTGGGTTCGTGGCAGCAATGCCAAGCTCGGAGAGACTGGGATTCGCGGTTAGGTGTTAAAACTGGGGACATTGTTATGGCACCTTCAGTCTGCCCTTTTTGAGATTTAAATAGGCAATGAATAAGCCGGATTCCGTTTAAGCGCGGGATTCGGTTTTCTTGCGTTATAGACTCACGGTTCAAGCTGTCTGGTCTCTGACTGGATGGTTCAAGCTGTCTGGTCTCTGACTGGATGGTTCAAGCTGTCTGGTCTCTGACTGGATGGTTCAAGC